TCTTGACGGCGTGGCTGTGGCCCGCAAAGGCCGCGTCGCCGCTTCCGCCGCTCTCGGTTTCCGTCCGTTGCGGCGCGTTCTGCGCCGGGATGAACGGCGCGTTTTTCAGAACTTTCAGTTCTCCCGAAACAATCGGGCTTTCTCCCTTGTCCGAAAAGGTCACGCGGGCCGTCCGGTTCCCTGCGTTGACGGAAGAGACGATGCCCATTCGGACCATATTTTTCAAAACGGATAATTCGCTCATTTAGTAGCCCTCCAGCACGCGGCGCAAGGTCAGATCGGTTTTATACCCGCCCCGGGATATGGAATGCGCCGCCGTTTCGATGATGTACTTTCCGTCGAACGCCCCGTACCCGGCCACCTGAACCGTCACGCCCGCCACAAGGCGCACGTCCCCGGCCAGCTTGAACGATGCCTTGAATTCTCCTTTGTTCTTTTCCCGTAACCGCTTCATTGCCAGTTGCCGGGCCTCTTCACGGCTTGATACCTTTTCGTTGATTTCCAGCGTTTGGCCGCGCTTGTCCGCGTCCCGCGGGGTGTAGGTGTATTCGATCGTCGTCCCCGTGGCCGGGTCCGTGTAGGACACGTGGCATTTGCTGTACGCGGTGTCGTGCAGGCTCGTGGAAAAAGAATAGCTTCCCACGTCCGCTTTTCCCCGCTGGATGGTCCGCACCGCGTCTTTCTGCTCATACGCCGCCGCGTCAAACAGGACGATGATCTTTGCCGTGACTTTCAGAGAGATTCCAGCCGCTTTGCAAAGCCGCTGTAAAAAGGTGATGTCGGATTCCTGCATTTGCTCTTTCCGCTGATAAAATGGGTCGGACGCGGATTCAAACATGCAGGTAAACCCGTTCGCCCCCGCAATCTCCTTTGCAATGCCGGAAAGCGTGTATTTCTCCCACGCTTTCGTCTTTTTCTGTGTCCGAATGGTGGAGGCGTATGGGATAGACCCGGCCTTGATGGTCGCTTTCGCGGGCGGGCCGCTCCCGTCCACTGTGTCCACGGCGAACACGCCGCAGTCAAGAACCCGGTCTTTCCCGTCCGATTCCCAATTCTTTTGCACAATCACAGCGGAGATTTCCGCCCCCTTTGACGCGGAGGGCGTATTCAGCCAGCTTCCCAGCCATACGCCCTCCCGGTCGTCAAGGGATAGTTGCAGGTCGTCCGTCTTGTCCTCTTCGTTGTCCGTGTAGGTCAGCGAAAGAAGATGCTTGTTGATGTCCGCCGAAATATCCACCCCCGAAAAGGTCAGGCGGATAACCGCTCTTCTCGCGTTCATGCCGTCCCCCTTTTCCACGGCGGCAATCCCGCCGCAACCTGCGATTCAGGCTCCGGGATGGTCAGCACGATTCCCGCGGGGAACACGAAAAGGCGGCGGTATTCCGGGTTCAGCTTCATAATCCTGTCCGTGTACGCTTCGTCGCCCAGCGTTTTATAGGCGATTGCGTCCCACATGTCCCCGGCTATGGTGGTGTATTTAGTCATAGTTCCGCCGCCTTTCGTCGTCCTCCTGTTGCCGCTTCCGCTCTTCGATTTCGTCCAGCAGTTCTTCGTCGTGCCTGCGTAGCAGTTCTTCGATGTCCTCCGCCTGCGCCTCGCTCCCAACATGGAAAACGGGCGCGCTGTGAATGACGATCGACGCTTGCCGCGCGCCGGACGCGATAGACGGTGCCGACACGCTGGGGGCCTCCGCGCCTGCATAAGCCAGTTGCAGGGCCGGAACGCCAACCCCCGCCCGAATGGTGTTGACGGTGTTTGCGAGATTTCGGAAGATCGCCCCGGTTTCCGCCGCGTTGAAAACGGTCCGGTTCCTTGCATTCGTGACAAGTTCCGCGCCCGCCTCGCCCGCTATGAACGTGTCAGGCGTGTTTTTCGTGCCTTTTGCAAAAGTCGGAATCAACGGAATGTTGATGCCCTTTCCGCCGATGCCGGGGACCCAATCAGGAATTTTCAGTTTGTTCAGCCCGGAAATCACGCCGTTGATCAGGCCTATAATTCCGTTCAGAACGCCGCTTGCAATGCTTTTCAGGGAATTCCAAACGCCGCTGAATATCCCTTTCACGCCCTCCCACACGCGGGACCAATCCCCCGTGAAGATGCCCGCGAACACGTCCACAATGCCTTTAATCGCCGTCAGCGCGCCGGACACAACCCCTTGAATGGTCGTCAGCGCAACGCTGATAATATTTTGAATCGTCGGCATAAGAAACTGAATCACGGACATAATGGCCGTTGCGATCGTCGAAACGACGGTTGCCAGCCCTTGCAGGACGGAAGCGATTGTCGGCGCCCAATCCGCGAACGCCTGCGCGATCTGCGGAAGCACCGTTTGAACGATGAATGTAAAAATCTGTTCCACGATCGGGCGGACGTAGGTATTCACGAACTCGATAAAGCCGGAAAGGATATTCCACACAGTTTGCAAAACCGTGATCGCGCCGTCGATAACGCCCGTCGCTTCCTCTCCGAACAGGTTGATCAGGAAGTCCCGCGCTCCGCCCAAGTTCCCGTCTGTGAAGATGCTCTGGATTGTGCTTCCGATATTCGAGATCGCGGACACGATTTTGTCGAACACTTCAACGCCCGCGTCACCGAACACGTTTCGGATGACCTCGCGCACCTTGTCCAGATTGTCCCGTAGGATTTGCACCGCCGAAATAATCAGGGTGATCACACCCACGACGGGAAGCACTTTCCCAAGAATGCCGCTGAACGGTCCCAAGATCGCGCCGCCCAGCTTTTGAAGCGGGCCGAACAGGGTTGACAGCTTCCCGAACCCCTTTGCAACCACGCTTCCGATTTTTCCAAGCGGACCCGCCGCAACTGCGGCCCCGGCCCGCCCCAATATTCCGGTAATGGTTCCCGCTACTCCGGTAAACGCCCGCGTAGCAACGCCGCCCACGCTGGAAAACATGCGGGTAAACACGCCGCCCACGGCTCCGCCGATACCGGAAAACAGGTTTCCGATTTTCGTTCCGGCGAACATCTGCCCGAACGCGCGGCCTACCCCGCCCGCCGCGCTTCCGATTCCGCCGAAATACCCTGTGACGCTTTTTGCAACGCCCTTGACTTTAGACGCAAAGCCCACGGCTTCCACGCCCGCAAGGGCGAATTTGCCTTTGAACAGGGCCATGACCTTTTGAATGGTCAGTACCCCGCCTTTCAGGTCAAGAAATGCCAGCTTTGCCACCAGCCCCGCCGCCTTGAACGCCAGAAGTCCGGTGACAACCTTTGTAATCGTGCGCACCAATTCCGGGTTTGCGTTGATAAACTCGGTCAGTTTGGAGATCAGTTCCGCGGCTTTTTCCGCGCCCTCGGTAAACGTCGGTAACAGCGCGTCGCCCAGCGCAATTTGCAGGCCCTCAACCGCGGATTGCAACAGCGTTACTTTTCCTTGAAAGTTGTCCAGTTTGATTTGTGCCATTCGCTCCGCCGCGCCTGCGGAATTGTTGACCGAATCGGACAATTTTTGAAAATCTGCCTCGCTTGCATTGACGATCGCCAGCATACCCGCAAAGGATTCCTTGCCGAAAATGGCCGTTGCCGCCGCCACCTGCTCCGTTTCAGACAACCCGCCCAGACTGCTTCGCAGATTGTCCACCACTTCGCGGAATGACTTCATGCTTCCGTCTGCATTCGTCAGGCTGATTCCGTACTTGTCCATGTACTCTTTCATCTGCTTTGTCGGCTTCGCCATGTTCGCAAGGGCGGTTTTCAGCGAGGTTCCGGCCACTTCCGACTTTATGGACGCATTCGCCATTAAGCCGATTGCAAGGGAAACGTCCTCAACGGAATATCCCAGCGCGCCCGCGACGGGGGCCACTTTTTGGAAAGTCGCGCCCATCATTGCCACGTTGGTATTTGAATTGCTCGACGCTTGCGCCAGCACGTCCGCAAAGCGGCCCGCCTGATCTGCCGTCATGTTAAACGCGGTCAGCGCGTCCGTCACAATGTCAGAAACCTGCCCCAAGTCCTCGCCGGATGCCGCCGCAAGGTTCATAATGCCCGGCAAGCCGCCCAACATCTGGTCTGTTTTCCATCCGGCCATTGCCATGTATTCGAGGGCTTTTCCCGCTTCAACGGCGGTAAACTGCGTCGTCGCGCCCATTCTCTTTGCTTCATCCGACAAACGCTTCATTTCATCCGCGGTCGCGCCGGAAATGGCTTCTACGGTGGACATCTGCGCTTCAAACTCCGCGGCCTTTCTCACTGGCCCGGCGTAAATTGCCGTTCCAAGTGCCGCAAGGGTTCCGACGGTCCCCGCAAGTTGCGTTTTGGTCTTTGAAATCGCCGCGTTGTTCTGTTCCAACGCGGCGTTTACCTTTGCCAATTCCTCCTGACTTTTTTTGACCCGCTCGTAACTTTTGGATAATCGTTCGTTTTCCTCGGTCAGACGGGAGGTGTTCACCCCTGCGTCGGACAGTTCTCCGCCCAATTCGTTTAGCCGCGCTTCCTGTTGCTCGATTCTCGATGTGGTCGCCGCGATCTGTCGTTCGTTCTGCGCCATCTTTGCCCGCAGTTCTTCCGTCGGCTCTCCGGTTTCGCTGATTTCCCGTTGCAGTCGTTCATGCTCCGCGGTCAGCCGTTCCAGCTTTTGACGGTTCGATTCAAGGGCGGCTTCCTGCTTTTTGTAAGCGTCGATCTTTCCGGTGATAGAATTTAGCTTTTGCAGGCTGTTTTTCATTTGCCGCGTGGTATTCAGCGCGCTACTGAATGCCGCATTGAAGTTTCCGCCCAATGCGGCGGTCAGTTTGAAGAGAAGTTCATATTCCTTTCTTCCCGCCAAATTCTTCACCTCGCTTTCTGGTTCTTCTGCTCCGCTGTGGCGGCGTTGATGTCCTCAATCCATGCCGTGATTTCCGTTACGGTCATGTCAAGCCAGAATGGGACGGGCGTAAAGGTCGCCTGTGCCAGTTTGAAGCATTCCCGCCGCCACCAGCGGGCCGGGCTTCTTAAAAGCCCGTGTCGATTAAAAAACTTCTGGCCGCGTTGGTGATCTTGTTGAAATCTTTCAGGGGCATTGCTTCCAGCACGTCGCTTCCGATGCCCGCGGCCTTTGCCGCCATCTTCCCTTGAAAACTCCGGGAAATTTCCGGTGCAAGGGCGTATTCGTTGTTCATCTGCATTTCGGTTTCAATGGAAACCATGTCGCGCCCGGAAAGCCGCTCGAAATTGAACGTCAGTTCGGTGTAGGTCTTTCCCTCATACTCGAAAGGCTTCTTGAACACGTGCGTATAAACGCCCGTGTTGCCCTCTGCGGGCTTCTCTGCGGCTTCCTGCGCTGGTTCATGGGTGACGGCTTCTGCCGCGCCTGCGGGCCGCTCTGCGCCCTCTGCGGCGGTTCTTTTCTCGGTGTCGTTCATGGTCAATTCCTCCATTCAGATTTTCATAGGTTCAAATACGGAAAAAGGGCAAAGGAAAGCCCAGCGGGGAGGACCCCCGCCGGGCTTATGCCTTGCCAAGTGCCTTTCTAACGTCGGCCAGATAGTCGGTTCCGTTGATGTAGTAAATGAAATTGATAATATCAATTTCGAGGACCTTTTTCCCGTCGATGTAGGTTGCGAAATAGGTTGCCGCATACTCCCCGGACGCTTCCGCGGAGGCGGCGGGGGCCAGCTTTCCGGGCGCGAACTTCGTCGGCGTTACCATCAGCACGTGTTTTACCGACTGTTGAATGAACTTGCCCGCGCTGTTGTCCCAATACTGTTGTGCCGCGCGCAAGTCAAGCTGGTGGTTGCGCGGCTCTGCCAGCTTGATTGCGTCGGCGGTCACGGAACGGAAATTCAGGGTCAGCGTCATTGCCTCGATATGCCCGACGAACGCGCCGTTGAACGCGCCCGCGATTCCCGCGCCCTTGACTTCCTCCGTGATCTGCGAGATTTCAGGAAGCGTAGCTTCCGCCATTCCGTAAAACTCCGTCGCGTCCTCATACACGGCAAAGTTGGTTGTGCCGTTGTCAACTTTCATGTTGTCTTTCCCTCCTTATGCCGCCAAAGCCGACGAAACATAGTCCGCGTCGTACTCCAACACGAATTCGCATTCTTTCATCGGGCTGGGCGGGGTCATGTAGATGTGGAAAACCGCTTTGCCAGCCATAAGCGCGGTTTCGCTGTTTTCCTCTTCCAGAAATTCCACGCGCCCGCCCAGCAGCTTTTCCTCGTTGACAAGTCCGTTCAGCCAGATATTAACGGAATTCACGATGCTGTCGATCAGGCGGCGCGTCATCTTCTTGTCCAGCTTGCTCCAATAGGACAGGACAAGCGAATTCGCAACCCATCCGAACATGCGCGACACGGGAATGAAGTAGTTCTTCACGTCCGTATCGGCGGGGAAACAGGCGGTTTCGTTGCCCCACAGCACATACCCGCCAATGAAATTTAACGCGGTTACAATGCCGTTGCTGTTCAGGTAGTTTGCCTGATTCAGGTCGAGAAGAACGGTGGTCCCGTCGGCAAGGCACGCCCGGTCGATCTGCAAAGACTTGTTGGAGGGGCTTTCCGCCGGGCAACCGCCGTTGTCCGAATCGGTCGCCGTCATCCGCGCCGCAGTGTGGACAGACGCATGAAACACGTAATCGCCCAGCCCGAACAGGGGCCAGCAAAGGATTTCCGCCTTGTCGTTGATGTTCTGCGTTTTCTTCCACGCGGGCGCGTCTGCGTAATGCGTGACTTCCGTTGTGTCAATGTCGATCAGGGCTTTTGCGCCGTGGAAAACGCCGTTGATGGTTTCCGCCTTTGCCCGCATTGCCGCCGCGACGGTGGACTTGTGGGACCACCCCGGCGCAAGAATCATGTCGCACACGATTCCGTATTTCGGGAAAACCTTGTCAATCAGTTCCAGCCCGGAATACTTCTTTGTGCTTACCTCAAAGCCGCCGATAATGTCTTTCTCCGCGATTTTGGAGGGGTCCACCGCGTCAAACGCAATGGTCAGTTCTCCCGTCCGCTCTGGAATGCTCCCGCCCTCGATCACTTCGAGAATCAGGTTTTCGCCCTCGTAGAACAGGTCGAAATCCTCGCCCACGGTGTAGCTTGTGACTTTCACCGTGTCTTTCAGGGCTTCCAGCGGCAAAAGAACCTTTCCGTCCGTGATGGGGTAATTCTGCTCCGAAACGCTCTTCTTGTGCTTTGCTGGGTCCAGAATGTTCACGAATACGACGGGCGATACGCCGTACAGCTTGAACTGTGCGTAGATCGCTTCGCAGATCGGATAGTTTCCCCAGTTGTCGCTGTACCCCATAGCGGCCACGGCCTCCGCGTAACTCTGGCACATGATCGGGTCGTTCACGCTTCCGCCGACGGTGTGCGCCGGGGCCGCGCCTACGACGAACGCAATCCCGGAATCTGCCGTAACAGGGGTCGAAACCGACGTGTCAACCTGCCGCGTCGAAACCCCGTGGAAATACTCTGCCATTTGTTATACCTCCTTGTTTCCCCGCATTGTCGAAACAATGTCGTTGTAATACTTGTGTGCAAGGTTTCCGGGCGTTTTCGCCTTGACGTGAAACGCGGAAAGCCGCTCAACGGGGACGATCATCCGCGCTACAAGGGGATAGTCCGCGATCACGTCCGCAAGGTACGCTTTCACGTCCTCGAACGTCCCGTTGAACACGGCGTTTTCTTTCAGTCTCCCGTGTGGGAGGGACGGCCCGGCATAGACGAACAGGTTGTACCCCTCCGGGGCTTCCTGCGCGTCCTCTGCGGGCGTTTCCTGCCCGGCGGTGTCCTCGGCCCCCTCTCTGTCCCCGGCCTGTCCTGCGCCGCCCTGTGCGGCCTGTTGGCCGTCTGCGTCGGTTCCCTCCGGGCCGGTGTTCAGTTCCGCCCCGTCGGGCGCGCGGCTGTTTGCGCCGTCCAGCGCGGCAAGAATTGCCGTTTTTGTCATGCCGTCGTCAGCCTGCACGCCGTTTGCGGCGGCGATTTCCAGCAATTCCGCTTTCGTCATGCTGGGTTTATAGTTCATTGCCATACTTTTTGAACCTCACTTTCTACAACGGGCATTTCCCATTCCGTCATCATTTCCCCCAAATAGTAGGGGGCTATCGTTCCGTCCGGGTACACAATCATTTCAAGGGGCGGTTTCAGCATGTACCGCTCTCCAATCACGCCGTCTTTCAACAGGGCAACACGAATTCGTGTCAGCAGGTTCAGAACGCATGTTGCGCCCTCGCTTTCGTCCTCCGAATACGTCGCGGCGACGATTCGCACCGTACAGACGCTTTCCGGTTCCTGTCCCGGCTCCTGTGTGTCTGTGCTTTTGATGTACTGCAACAGCAGATAGGGGACGCGCTCGGTCTGCGCCTTTTTGGTCGGCAACCGCATTTTGTAAATTTCCGCGGGCCGCTCTTTCGGCTCTCCGCTCCGGCGGTCTACGCGGACAGGCAAAAGCATGTCCTTTGTTTCGCGCCGCACGAACTCTTCCAGCACGTCCAAAAGGTCTAAAGGTGTCATGTCTTATCCTCCGTAGCCGTTCAGAATCCGGGTGATTTCATGTTCAATCCGCTTGTTTATGACTTCCTGCGCCTTTTCCTCCACCTGCTCCACAACCACGCTGTTCGCCGCCATCTGTGCGGCGGATGGTCCCATGAACTCGGTGATCGGAAGTCTGCCTGTTCCGTCCCGCTCGAACATGCCCGTATGACCGCTTTTCATTTTTGCGATAAATGCGTGTGCAAACGGGGTTCGCCCGCTCTCCGCCAGCACCGCCGCCGAAACGGTCGCGCGCTGGACGGGGAGGGTCGGGGAGACATTGAAGCGGTAAAGGGGGATTTTGTACCCGGCAAACGATACCATTCCCACAACCCCGCCGTCCGCTTTCTGCGTCCGCACTTTGATTGTGGTGTCTGCCCGGACATTCTGCCGGGTGATTGCGTAAACGCTCGTGATGCCCTTTAGGGCCTCTGATCTCACGGTGTTGTTGGCCCGGCGGATGACGCTTGCCATTGCCTTTTCCGCGCCTTTTGGAACGCCGGAAAGAATCAGGTTCACCCGCTCGATCTGGTCGGCTGTAATCTGAATCATTCGGTCAACGCCTCCATGTAAAGCACGATTTCCCCGGCTTCCGGGTGAACCTTTGTGATTCGGTACAGGCAATCCCCGATTTCCACGTTCAGGTCCTTTTGCGGGATGGTTTTCAACAGGGACAGCGGAACATACATGACAAGATTGACAAGAATCAAACCGTCCACGTGGTCCGTGGACGGCTTCTTCCGGTCCTGCGCCCCGCCGTCGTCGATGATGACCGGGCCTTTGTAGCGGATTCCGTCAATCCAGAATTCCACAACGTCGGCGTGTTCCCGGCTGTTGTGGAATACGGCGGTCAAATCCCGCTCCACCTGATCTTTGAAATTCATGGTTAAAGTACCTGCGCCACGTACCAGCTATTGACCTCATGGGGGACGGTCAGCGGCTTGCTGTTGATTTGCAGGAAGCGGCGGTCCGGGCGGCGTTCAATCCATGTCTGCGGCACCTTGTCGCCCTCCACGGTGACAAATCCCTTGCCCTCTTCGGGAATCATAGTGATTGCGCCGTAGTAGATGGAGTAATCCGCCTCCGTATAAAGCAAAGCAATGTGCTTGTCCGGTACAATGGGCTTGTTTTCCGGTTCGCCCGGCTCCGTCCAGTCGTCCAGATACCATTCGTTGTACTGATAGAAGTCAAGCCCCAACTTGTGATACGTGCCGATGTAAGTTGCTCCGTTCGGAAGTTGCCGGGGCTTGATGACCGCAAGATCATAGGCTTTCACGTCCAGCACTTCTTTAACCTTTGCGTGGTTAATGAACGCTGTTGCAACATCTTTCGCCATGACGCAGACGTTGCAGTTCACGAAACCTTCCCGCTGTACGATTTCGTGCCACCGCTCAATGTCTGCCAGCGGGTCGCTCTGCGCGTTGTCCCACTTCTTTTCGGCGGACACGATGGTTTCTTTGTTGGTGAAGTCAAAGTCGATGACTTCATTCACACCCTCGCCAACAATCGGAATCTGCCCCGTAAAGATCGCTGTCGCCGCCATCCACTCTTCCCGGCGCACGATCATTTCGTTCAGTTCCCGCAAATCCTCCGCCAGCTTTTCCACGGCGCGTTCCGCGGGCTTTCTGCCGCTGTAAGGGGCCTCGCCCGCGGCCCGCTCCAACAGGTCGTCAACGGTGGTAATCTTGTTCGGGGCCAGCAGAACGGGGGTGTAACTCTTCGTCTGATAGCCCGTGTTCAGGATGGTTTTCCCGCCTACTTTCGGATGAACAAAGGGCGCAAGGGCGCGGGACCCCTTTTTGAAGTCCACGTCAACGCTCTTCGTGTTGAACGTCCGGCGGTTCTTGAAAAAAGTATCGCGGAAGAACGTATGCACCGGAGGCATACGCCGAACCAGCTTCCCCAGCGTGCGGGGAGTATAGATGGTAGTTTCGATTCCCATTTTGTTTCATCTCCTTTACCTCAAAAAGATTCCGATATTTCGGAATGCGGTTGTCAGGGTTTCCACGGTCACACTGTCCGGGAGATTGATTGCGTCCGCGAAAAATTCGCCCGTCAGGTAAACAACGACATCTTCTCCGGCTCCCGCGTCGCCCGCCGCAATGCCGTAGATTCCCGCCGTGGTGTTCTCGTACTCTGTTTTTGCCGGGGTAGTGCTTCCGCTGTCAGCCGCGCTTGCGTCCACCTTGACGACGGGTTCCACCTTGCCGCCAACCAGTTTCACGGGGTCGTATTTCTTGACGCTTTTCCCGCTCGAAACCTCGCGGACCGCTGTTGCAACGGGATAATCGCCCGCAAAAAAATTCACCGGGCTTGTCTGGTCTTTCTGAATCTCGTACATGCTTCTTTCCTCCTTACTTTACGTCGGGGAACAGCTTGTCAATGGCCGCGTCCACTTCGTCGGGGCCGTCGCCGCCCGCTCCCTCTCGCTGTCCTCCGGTCCCAACGTCGCCCGCGCCGCTCGCGTGCGCGTCGTCGTCGCGGTCCTGAATGTACTTGCCGCCCTGTTTCTTCTGCTCCGCAAGAATCGCTTTCGCAACGTCGCCCGCGGCAATGGGTGTCTTGAACTTTGCGTCCGCCACGATGGTTTCATAGCCCGCAATCGCCACGTCCTCGATGTCCTGAATGCGCTTGCGCTCCGCGTCGGTCGCCGCTTCCTCGATCTGCTTTGTCAGGTCAGGAAAAGCCGCTTTCAGGTCGGCCACGGTCTTAATGTCTTTGATTCCGTCCATGTTCTCTTCGCTCCTTTTCGGTTCATTTGTTGTTGGTTTATTTGAAAAACCGCCGTGCGCGCGGGCCGTCGTGCGGTTTAACAACGAAATCGGCATATTCGGATAACGGTTCAGGTCCAGCGAAACGCTGTTGACAACGATTTTCGCGGCGTTTTCAATGGTGGTTTCCGCGTCCTCAAACATCAGCTTGTCGCAAAATCCAGCGTCAACCGCCTGTTTTCCGTCAAACCAGCTTTCCGCCGCCATAATTGCGGCAACCTCCGCCGCGTCTTTCCCCGTTTTCAGGACATAAGCATTCACAATAGACTGTTTGACCACTTTTAATTCCTCGGTCATCTTTGCAAGGTCCGCTTCGTTGAAGTAGCCCAGCAAGCCCAAGGACGGGTCATGCACCATGAAAACGCCGTTCCCCGGAATCTCGATCACGTCGCCTGCCATTGCAACAATCGTCGCCGCGGACGCGGCCCACCCGTCGATTTTTACGGTGATCTTTGCCGCGTTGTCCTTTAGGCGGGTGTAAATCGCATTCGCGGCGAACACGTCGCCGCCGCCGCTGTTGATTCGCACAACGATTTCAGGGACGGCCCCCAGCGCGTCCAATTCCTCTGTAAACTGCCGGGGGGTCACTTCGTCGCCCCACCACGTTTCGGAAGCAATGTCGCCGTATAAAATCAGTTCCGGGGCGGCGTTATCTCCCGCCGCGGCCCGGAACGTCCAGAAATGTTTATTCTTTACCTGTTTGTGCTGGGCCTGCGCCCGGCTCTGTTCCTGTGCCATCTGCTTTCGCCTCCCTTAACATTTTTTCTTCCCGTTTGATCTGCGCGGCGTTCCGGTAGAAATCGGACCCGTTCATTTCCATTGCTTCCCGGTCGCGGGTGGAAAATCCGTTCTGCACCCGCTTTTCCGCCGCGGTCACTTCCTGCACCGGGTTCAAAAGCCCCTGCGCCGGGCCGTTCCATTCTGCGCCTGTGTACGCCTTGCGAATGATAGGGTCGCCAAAAAATCCAGGCGCGGGGATTCGTCCCTTTGCCACGGCCTCCGCGAACCATTCTTCATAAATCGGTTGGCAGAAGTCATTTGCAAGCCATGTCCGGTACATTCGGAACATTTTCCACGCTTCCAGCAACGCCCCGCGGGACGCGCTGTAAGACGCGTTGAAGTTCTTTACCAATAGTTCATAGGGGATTTCGAGGGCCGCGCCGATCTGCCTGCAAATCGCAACCACGAACCCGTCAAACGCCGTGTTCGGCCTGCCGGGGTTCATGTCGTGCGCCTTTTCTCCCTCGTTCAAGTCCACGATTGCGCCGGGCGCAAGTTCAATCGTGCTGTCGTCGCCCGCGTCCACCTGCGCTTCCTCCGGGATGATCTCGCCAAAGGTTCCGTCGCTGGACGCGGATTCCTTTTCGATGAACACCGTGAACATACCGGAAACCACGGCGGCGACAAGTTCCGCGTCGGTATATCGGCCCAACTGCTTCAATGCTTCAATGACAGGGGCCAGAAACGGCACGCCGCGCCGTTGTCCGATGCGCTCCCGGTTCATAATGTGAAGCACGTTCCGCCGCCCCGTCTTTGCGCCCCATGCTTCAACCCGCGTCCACCCGTATTCGCTTGCATCGTAGGACAACGGATGGTGCTTGCTGATATGGTACGCGATCACCTCGCCCGCGTCGTTGGTTTCCACGCCTCCGACGAAATGCGGGTCAACCGTTCCGTTCGGGTTGCTCAATCGGTCCGCCTCAATCAGACAGATTCGCAGGTCATACGGGCAGTTCACCCGCTTTGTCACTGGCAACGTGGCGATCACGTCGCCGCTCATAAGCCAGTTCAGAAAGGCCAGTTGTTGCAGTTCATAGAAATTGTCCAGCCGTTCAAGGTCGCAGGCCGGGGAATCCGCCCACAAGGAAAATTCCCGCTCGATCTTTCGTTCAAGGTCGCGGGCTGTTTCTTCATCCATTCCCAACGCCTCATAGTCAATTTGACTTTTCAGCCGCAACCCCGCGCCGACAACATTTGTCCGGCACGTTTTCAGCGCGCCCGTTGCCAGCGGTACGCCCATGTAAAGATCGCGGCACCGTTGCCGGAGGACGGAAAGGTTCTCTTGTATATCCTCTTTTGCGGACCCGCCGCCATACAACCAGCCCAGCATTGATTTTTTTGTCTGTGACGCGCCGTAGTTGCTGTACCCGCTGTCCAGTATTTCCAGCTTCCGGCGGGCGGCGGCGCGCTTCACGGCCCGTTGCGGCGATACTGCGGCAATCATTCGGTCAAACGTGTTCAACCCGCTTCGCCTCCTTTGTCATGGTCTTAAAGGTCCCGCGGGACCACGCGGAAAACGCGGTTTCGCCCGCCGCGCTTTTCGATGTTTTCCAGCCGCGCAACCTCGTTTTTCCAAAATTCGATTTGTTGCCGGATGTCCGCAAGGTCCGCTTTTGTCAGGCTCCGCGAACCGATGGTGTAACTTTGGTGTGTCGTAACCTCCAATTCCGCTTCCAGCCATGCGGAAAGGTGCTTTCTTGCGATTTCAAGGCTGATTCCCGCCATTTACAAAATACCTCCGTTGGTTCTTGATCGTCTGCCCCGCCGCTTCTGTGCGGGGGCGGCTGTGGCCGCGTCCCGCTCCGTCCGTTTCAAAACCGGATTTGCGATTTCCAAAGCGACGGTCGCATAGTTCCGAATATCAAGCGGTTCATTCCGCTTGTACCCGCCGTCTTTCAGCGTCCAGACGTATTGCGCTTTTCCGCGCTTGTAGGTGATCACCATTTTTTCGGCGGTCAGTCCGCGGAAATACTCTTGCGTGTACCCCCGGTCCTTTTCACGCGGAAAATGGCAATAATTCGGCCCCTCTTCCTGCACCGCCAGCCGTTGATATAAAAGGGCCTTGCCCGTGTCAACTCCGACAGTGAAAAGAGGGGCTTTGATATTGTTCGCTGTTGACGGCCTATTGAAGTACGGTACTTCCGCACCGCCTTTTCCCTTGATTGCGAACACACGCCGGGCCGTCCGCTCTTTGCAGAATCGGTAAACCTGTGTCGTGAAGTGTCCGCCGGAATCCACACAGGCGCAAATAATTTTCAGCCGCCGCCCGTCTGCGGTGGTGAACGTCTGCGAAAGAAACTTGTCCAGTTCATCCCATACGGGCTTCAACTTCAAGTCACCGTAGATTGCCTGATACTTGATTCCCCAGCTTTCCTTGTCCACGCCCCAGCCGACAACCTCCACTTCAAATCGGTCGTCCTGCACGTCCACGCCCGCGGTCAGCACCAGCACTTCTTCCGGGACCTCGCAATTATAGCGTTCGCGGCGTTTGAAGAGGTCGTCCGTTTCGATTTGTTCGCCCTCTTCCTCCCACGTTTCGCCCATTTCGGTATTTGTCCAGACTTTTAGAAGTTCGATGTTTCCTTTTTTCTTCTCTTCGTTTGCGGTCAGAAACTTTTCGACGATTTCCCGCCATTCCACAAAGAGGGAGGCAAGGGCGTTCAAATGGAATCCGCGCACCTTTCGTTCCGGGTGTGCCGCAACGAATTTACCCTTTCCGAACTGCTCTTTCCACTCCGTTTCGCTGGAAACCACGCCGCACGCCGGGCAAGCGCACCCGATTTCGTCCAGCTTGTCCCGGTCGAAAATGATATTCGCCCACAAAAGCGGCGTGTACGCCCCGCACGCCGGGCAAGGTACGTTCCATTCCTCTTGCGTGCTGTGTTCAAATTCAACGGCGATTCTGGACGTTTCCTTGTTGGTCGGCGTACTCACGCACACTTCTTTCTTGTTCCAAAAGGTCGCAAGCCGCTTCCCGGCCAGCAACAGGGGGTCGCCCTCATTGCCAGCCGTGGCCGGGTATCGGTCGATTTCGTCCGCAAGCAGAATCCGAATCGGGCGGGAGGCGAGGGAGGACGGCGAATTTGCGCCAACCATCGTCACATGACCGCCGGGGAAAATTTTCTGCAAGATCGTGTTCCCGCTGTTCCGGCTCTTGTCGTTCACGCGGTCCCGTAAAGCGGGGGTGTCCCGCAACATCGGGGAAAGGCGGTCTTTGGAGAATGTTTCCGCCATTTGAATGGTCGGTTGCATGACCATGATCGGGGACGGGTCGTAGTGCATATAGTAGCCGATCGGGTTCAGAATCAGCGCGTCCGTTTTCCCGATCTGCGCCGCCGACATGATGACCACTTTTTGAATCCGCATGTCGCAAACTGCGTCCATAATCTCCCGCTGGTATGGGGCCTTTGATGTGCGCCATCGGCCCGGCTCCGCCGACGATTCGGAGGACAAGCGGCGGTATTTGTCCGCCCATTGCGATATGGTCATATTCGGGGGAGGGGCCAGCACCGCAAAAATCCGGGTGAACAGGTCAACCGTCGCTTTTTTCATTGCCGTTCCCCCTTTCCCCGAATGTAGTTTTGAAATCGGAAAGTTCCATCAAGGCTTCGTCAATATGATCTTTCAGCAGGGCGAATATCTCCGCCTTGTCTGTTTTCTTGCAAAGGACCGGGGCCAGCTTTGACGGAATCGCCATCAGGCGGGATTTGAAGTTTACCAGCATATCCGTCATAACGGCTTCGATGTCCGCCGCGGCGTGAAGCGTGTTTTCTTTCAACTGCAATTCGTATTCTTCATTCTTCCGCTTTGCCCGAACCAGCTTCGCCCGCTCGGTGTTGTAATCTATCGTCTCTTCGCTCTCCGGGTTCCTCTTTCGGAGATAATTTATATAGCGGTGGTTCGTGTCGATCAGGTCGTACAAGCCGGGGCGAACTTCTGCGATCACCTTTTCGTCGCGCAACTGCCGCACCCGCCGTTCCGACACGTCGAGGAATCGGGCAACCGCTTTCGCGTCGTAAAGTTTCACCGTTTTTCCACCCCTCCCGCGCTTTTTTGGCATACCCCCTTAAAAATTTTCCCGGCCCCGGAAGCGTTCAAAAAAATTTCGTATCTAAAAAAACGCCGGGGCTCGCTGGACCCGCAGGCCGCGCGGCCCGCCGAAAGAACCTATTTCATATTTCCAATTCGTCCGGCTCTTCCGCTTCGTCGTTGATCTCTCCCGTTTCAGGGTCGATGTCGTATGCTCCCGAAAGTTTCTGCTTTGCAAGATTATATTTCCGCTCTTCAAGCCGCAGGCGGCGGCTCTCCATCTCATATCCCTTGATGGAATCAAGCAGTTTGATAATGCGCCCGTGTATTCTGTTCAGTTCGGCTTCTAACTTCATAGCCCGGTCGAATGCGCTTGCCTTTATGACAGTCTGCATTGTCACCGTGTAGCCCTCGCGTTCAAGGGCGCGTTCCTTGTCGCCCGTGGTGTCCTGCAATGCGGCAATCTCCCGTTGCAGGGCTTCCAGCTTCTTTTCCTGCTGTCTGGTTGGTTTCTTTCCGTCGCTCTCGTCCATATCCCAAATCAGGGAATCTTCTTCCCGTTGCAGGGCTTCCAACTTCTCCCGCTGTTGTTCTAATCGTTTTGTCCCTTTTGGGGCGCGCATTTCAACAACGCGGTCAATATAAAGCGCGGCTGGGTCGCCATGTTCCAGCGCGGCAATCTTGTTTTGCAGGTCGGCTTCCTTTGCAATCAGTGTTTGCAGTTCTGCAAGCATATTTGTTTCCGTGTCCAGCGTGATTCCCTCGATATACTCCCGCTGTTCCTGCGGTAGATCACATAGGCGGACCGTGGAATATGCCCCGTGCGTTTCGGCATTTTTATTCCCTACTGGCGCGCCCGCGCCCACGGCATTTTTATTGCCCGGCTGTCCGCCGCGTTTCCGCTTCGGTTTCTGTGCGTCAAGGTCTGCTTGCCAATTATCAAGGCTTTTCCATTTTCGGACCTGTTCAGCCCTTACGCCGAATTGTTCCGCAAGCTGTTTCGCCGTCATGGTTCCGCCGGATTCAAGCCATGCCCGGCGCACTTTGTCCCGCTCCGGGCTTCTCGCTTTTGCCATTGTCTACGCACCCCCTTTCGTTTGTTTCCTATTTTTCGCCCCGCATACTTCCGCGGAAGCGCGTAAAAAACGGGCCATGTTCAAAACATGGTCCGTTTTCTGCACTCGAACGGCGCGGAGGAATACGCCGCCCGAATCGTTGTGTTCATTTTCCACAATACCAATTTTACCACGGAAAACGGGCAATGGGTGGCAATCTTATTTTTCCGGGAAGCGATAGTGCGAAATGATTTTGTTTGCGCTGAAATTCCTTGCCAGACAGTCCAGCGCGGCGGCGCGGATATTCCGGCATTGCCGCGGGCTGTAATTTACTCGCGCCGAAAGCCGTTCCCATTGTTCGCCCTCTATGTAAAACCCCTGAATCAACGCTTTTTCGGTGTAATTCAGGCATTTCAATTCTTCCGCGATCTCTGCTTTTATTTTCCCGATTTCCTCTATCTCGCGCCGCAATCGGTCAATGGTCTGTGTGACAGAACGAGGGATATTCAGCACCACACGTTCAACGGGATTTGAAGTCGTGCCTTTCCCGTGCGGCATACCGTCGGAATTGACCGCTCCTAACGTCGAATAATACTGATCTTCGAGGTTCTTAATAACCCGCTCGTTCATTTTGATTGCTTTGTCTGCGTCCCTGTAATAACGCAGAATCACAATAACTTTTTCCCTGTTCACGTCCGCTTCCTCCGCTCTGCTTTAGGGCGGCTTATATATCCGCCGATAAATTCGTGTATTTTCCACCTGTCGGATTTCCGCCCGGTATCGTTGTTCGATCATCTTCGCCCGCGCCCGTTCCTGCTTCCTCCGACGGACGCGGGGTTCAATGTCTATCGGCTCCAACTCTTCCGCCAGTTCACGAAATACCGCTGTCAGCTTGTCGAACGATTCCAGAAGCGCGCCCGAAATGAAGTTTAGTGCGCCCAAAATCTTTTCAGTTGCCTCTTCCACGGTAAACGTTGTTCTTTCAGCGTATTTTCTCGCGGCTTCTCTTATGCTTTCGGCCTGTTCCGCAGTAAATCCGGTCAATTCGATTTTGTCCATCTGCACGCCCTCACTCTTCCGCGGGGGAACAGATATATTCCACCGAACACAAGATTTTCAGCATCTTCCCGCAATGCGGACAATGCACGGGACCGACGGCCTGCGTCCCGAATGTGTTATATCGCGTGACCTGCCCCGCGTCGAACTTCTCACCGCAACACGGGCAAATCCCTTTCCCGACGCACCGCGTTTCTTTCTGCGGCTGTCTTTCCGCCCCCGTTTGCCCCTGCGCGTCCTCTGTTGGCTTTTCGGCCCCCTCCGGGTCCATCTTCACCTCCTGCGGCTTCTGCCCGTCCTGCGCGTTCTGCGGGCCGTCTGCGGGGTGTTCCGCCCCCGGCGCTTTGTCCCATTCGATTTTCGGAGGCGGGACGGTGGAGGGAATGCAATGCGCCGCGGGCGGCGTGTGTTCGTCCCGCTCCCGGACGGGTTCATCAGGTGGCGCGGTTTCTTCCGATTCCTCCGGCGGCTGTTCGGCCTGCGGCGGGGGAGGGGGCGGAGCTGTCTGCGGCTTCCGCTCCCGCGCGGCCTTGATGGAGATTCCCCCGGTTCTCTGGTATTCCTCGAACGCGGCCCGCTGGTCATCTTCCAGCAATCCCGCCAGTTCATAGGCGGTCGAAAGGTTTATGCGGTCTGCTTTCAGTTCTTCTTTGAACTCCGGGGACAGGTGGCGAATGATGGTGTCATACCGCCCAATCTGCGCCGGGCTTGTGTGAAGCACTTTTGCGATAAAATCGCGGGTTCCATCCGCCTGAACCTCGCTGTCCCCGAACACGGTTTTGACAATCCTTTGCAGGACGGCCACGAACCGCGGGCGGGTCTTTGCCTTTTCCAGCACGTCCCGCAAGTAGCGCACTTCCTCGATCTTGTCCCACGCCGTTTTCTCCCGCTGGGAGTTGGTGACAATCAGGTTCAGGCCGTCCCGGATTTCCTGATCTTCCGCCGCCTCTTCGTTCGGCTCCACGGAACAGGTGACGAATTCATATTGCGGCTTTCCATCTTCCACAAGGGCCAGCGACGCGAGGCGGCGGCGGTGGCCTGCAATGACCTTGTATTTCCCGCCGTCCAGCGGAACAACGGTCAGGTTTTGCAGAACTTTCCCGGCGATCTCGATTGCCGCTTTCAGTTCTTCAATCTCCCGCATGGAATAGAAGTTATCTTCCGACGGCACAAGGTCAAAGACGCTGATTTTCTTTATTTCGCTTTCAGCAGGGCGGGGCGGGGTGTTCCCGCCCTCCGCCGCCTGCCGCGACGCGTTGTTCAGAATCTGATTCAGATTGAATTTTCCCATGATGTACGCCCCTTTCTGTCCGAATCGGACGGATTCAATCTTTCCCGCGGTTCAGGTATTCCCGCACGAAAGCGATATAGTCCATAGCGGTCCCGCTCCGGCGGCTGTATTCCGCAATCGGCATTTCCGAAAAGGTGCTTTCGGTGACTTTCTCCGAATACCGAATGCGGGTGTCAAATACGGGGTATTCCGGGCGGCTCCGCAACCACGCTTCGCCCTGCTTCTCTGCGTCTGCCCGGATAAAGCAGGTAATCAGGCACCCGGCCAGCCGCAAGCGCGGGTTCAGGTCGTCCCGCGTGTCCTCGATCTGCTCTTTCAGTTCGGCCAGCCCGTCGAAAGCGTACTTGTCAATCTTAATCGGAATAATCACGTCATCGGAGGCAACAAGGGCGTTTATCGTGGAAATGTTGATGTCCGGGGCGTTGTCGATAATGCAGAAGTCATATTGCCCCGCCACTGGGTCCAGCGCGGCCCGCAGGCGTGTTTGCTGGGGCCGGGTGGTGTCCATCAAGACTTCCATATTTGCGCGAATCAGCGTCATGTTAGCGGGCAATACGTCGATATTCTCGAACCGGGTCTTTTTGATGACCTCCCGCACGTCCAGCCGCCGGGCGGTCAGAACGTCGGAAAGGCTCTTGTCATCGTAGGAATGGACCCCGAACGCCTTTGACGTGTTGCCCTGCTTGTCGTTATCCACAAGCAAAACCCGCTTTTTGTGGAAAACCGCGAGGACGTGGGCCATGTTGTCGGCGGTCAGCGTCTTTGCCACGCCGCCTTTTAGGTTGATGATTGATATAGTTTTCACCGCTTAAACCTCCTTGCTGAATTTGCCCCGCTCCGGCGGGTGATTATTTCCGTTTCTTCTTCCGCGGCGGCGCTTCCAGCCGCACCAGCGGGCCGCGCCCGTCCAGTTCATACAGGAATACGGCTTCCCCGGTCTGCGCGCTGTACTGGCACACAATGTCGGTGATCGTGCGGACCGCCGCCGGGAATTTGAATGCCAGTTCCGGCGGGTGTATTTCCCGCCCCGTCACGATCTTGTCGCCTATCTCATAGGGGCAAGAGGCGGAAATTTTTATGGTCGTCATGTGGTCGCCTACTTTCTGTTCCGGTCCGGCGCGGCGTTACTCGAACCGCCGCTTGATGAAGTCCACGAATTCCGGCGGAAGCGGGCCGCTTTCATCCCCTGTAATCAGCATTACGCCTCCGCTTTGTGTCGCGGCTTCCCGTTGTTCCGGGCGCGGGGCCGCGGCGATATGGACCAGTTTTCCGTTGTTGTCCAGTTCATACATGAATGTAACGGTCCCGTTCTTCACGCTATGTACGCACACAATGTCAGTGATCGTGTGGACCTCTTCGACAACCGTTGCCGGAATCAGGTGGAAATGCTTCGCCAGTTCTCCCCTTATTTCTCGCCGGATTTTAATTTTGTCGCCAATCTCGAAAGGGCATGTTGCATTGAATGCCGCAAGTTTCATTGTTCTGCCTCCATTTCTCCGGGGAAATTGATGATTTCCCCGGTGCTTTCGTCCACGTTGATTCTGCATTGCGTTTCGTCCACGGGTTCCGCCGTGGGGCGGGCCATCTTCTGAACTTCCAGTGCCCGGCGGCATTGCTGGGCCAGTTCCGAAAGCTGGTACACGAACTTGTCGTTGATGACGCTGTAAGGCATGATGACCGCCGCGAGGAAAAACCCGGTCTTTGCTACGATGTACGGTGTTCCTTGCGGGGTTGCCCGCTCGTACAACTGGACCATTTCTATAACATCTTCCAGCGGTGAAAGGTATTTGTTCTGAATGAACGAAATCCCGTTTCTTGTCTGTAACGGCTTCAAAATTCCGCCGTCATACACCACGGAAAGGCCGTCGTCCGAAAGGCGGCGTTCTGTCGGGTCCACGTCGTCAAGGTTGATTCCCTCCGGTGCTGGTCCGTGTCGGAATATGATTTTCTCTTGCTGTTTGGCCGAAATATCGAACATGGAATAAATATTTTCTTCGTCCATGTACGGAAGTCCGGTAATCGGGTAAATCGCGTACCCGTCGCCCAGCCATTGCGAAACCGTGTCGTCCCGCTCCGTGCGGTCATAAAGACAGAACATTTTCGTTTTTCCGCACAAGGAAGCTACTTTCTTTAGCTTCACGTAGTTTCACCGCCTTTTCTTGCCCGCTTGCACCTATCTTCTTTCCGGCACGTAAAACAGCGAGAATGTGGCCCGCGGCGATCACCTATTCTGCATTCTATCCGTTTCCCCGTCTTTTCCCCGTGCCTGCATTTTTCGCACTTCCCGAAATCCGGGCAGCTCTTGTCGCACATTTTCGCCGCCTCACTTCCTGCGCCGCTTCCTGCGCTTCTTCTGTTCTGGTTCTCGCGGCTCCGGCAGGTTGGTCCATTCCGGCGGCACGATCTCTTCGCACAACACTTCCAGTTCTTCCACGTCCTCCGGTCGGAAGCATAGGACCCCGGCGGGGTCATAGGTCCCCGCGGCCCAGTCCGTCTTGAATTTTTCGAGGTCCTTTTTATATCGCGGGTAGGGGTGGACCTGTTCGGAATAATAAATTCCCATCATCATTCTTTCGTCGTCCGCCGGGTCCCAGTTATGCAGGTGGTAGGAATCGTAGTTGTCATAGGCCCACAAGGAAAGCAGAACAACCAGCCCGTCGAACGCTTCGTCTGCCCGCTGTATGTCCTCAAAATCCCGGTAAGTCATGCCTTGCCCGGTGTACCTCTCCCGGATTTCCTGAATGGTCTTTCCTCCCGTGTGGAGGCGGCACCGAACAACTTTCGGTTGATAGTTCATGTATTTTCACCGTCGCTTTCATCGGTCAGAAATTCAATGACCGTCGTTTCCAGTGGCCGCGCCGGACGGAAGATCGTCTTTGTCCCGAAATAGCAAATATTTTCGGCTCTGTTCCACTCCGCCGGGCCGCTATAAATTGCAGTCCCGATGAATTGCCCGTTCTGTCGAACGCGGTACGTCCCGTATTCGTCTATTTCCGAATAGGCCGTTGGAAGCAGAGGGAGAACGTCAAGCGGTATGTCTCCCAGCAAAATTTCCTGTTTCTCTGGCTCTATCGCAATTTCTCCGTTCCGGTCCATTTCCAGCAGGAACGCCCCGGCCTGCCTTGTCAGTTCTTGCGGCGGTGGGAAACTGCTTCCGGGCGTTTTATGGTTCAGGAAGTTTAGCGCCAGTTTGTAGGTCGCCTTTTTGATTCTTCGTCTGCACGCCTCTTCTTCGTCCCAATTCCACCAGCCCTGTTTCCCGCGGGCCGGGAACGGTTCGTCGAACATGACCGGGTTTTCAAGGACCCATGCGAACCGCCCCGGCGAATAGTCGCCCAAAAGCCGCTCCCGGTCATCCAGACTGTCCACAAGGTTTTCAACAGGTACGCAATCGACGATTTCCACGGTCCCGACCACCGCGCCGTAATGAAGTTCCATTGATTCCGGCAATATCGAATCAAGCGCAACGCTGATATAGTCCGGCCCTCCGATTGCCGCATGGACCGCCACGCGGCCCCGAATGCTGGTCCGCCGCGGGCGGGTTTCGTAATGCTTCAACCCCGCCGCGATTGCGAACGCGTATGGTTGGTATACGGTAAAGGCTTTCATTCTGCGTCCTCCTCGAATCCCGACAGTGTTTTGAACCGCTCCGCTTCCCTGAACGCGGCTTCAATATCCCGGTTTCCCGCTCCTTCGACTTCCACGCGCACGATGTCGCCCGCGCGGTGTACGGTGATTTTTCGGGGTTGCCGAATGGCCTTGATAATCCCGGCCACAGCTTCACCCGCCGCGGCAACCAGAACCACGGCCCCCAGCCAAACCCAAAAGGACGAAAAGATAAACCGCAAAACCTCCATTGCTATTTCCTCCGTTCCAGCCTGTCGGCTATGTTCAAAATTCCGGTCATTGCTTCACGAATGTTCGTGTCGGTGTTCGCCGTGATCGACAGCACCCGCGCAATGTCCCGCAATTCCTCCGCCGCGGCCACGGCCTCCGCCGCCGCGCCGGATTCTTTCATGCAGTCCGGGCAAAGCGTCAATCCCTCCGCCGTCCGCTTCCCGCACCGTTCGCACGCTTTCAGTTTTCATAGCGCGCCACCTATACCGGATAACCGAACACGACAAGGGTTCCCGTTAGCACCGTGCCGATCAGGAAGAAAAGCCACGCGGCCAGAAGAACCACAAGGGCGGTTTCCGCCCAATCCGCCGCGCGCAAGGCCCACTTCGCCGCAATCAGCGGGCCACGCCTGCGCTGTGCGGCCCGCTTCGCCTCCGGGTCCCCGCGGTTCAAGTCGTATGTATTCGCCTTTGTAGCCGCGGCCAGTTTCGGCGTGAAGTGCTTTCGCACCGTGAAGATCACCCAATAGGCGATCATAAGCAAAATTCCTGCGTTCATCGGTTTCTCTCCATTTCTCCGGCGTGGCCCCGTAGGGCCAGCATTTTTTCACGAACCAGCTTGTCAACGACGCGGCCCGGCGTTTTCTGCCCGCTCATGGTCATAAGCCGTTCGAGGTTATAGGCGGTCTGCGGTGTTACCCGAACCGTTAGTTTCTGTCTGTGCTGTTTCTTCATTGCTCCCGCTCCTTTCGTGCGCGTAGTCGAGGAATAGAACCGCTCCGTTGAATCGGACCCGCCACGGTTCGAGGTCCGCCGCGGTGACGTATTTTCTGCCGAACCGCTCTTTCATGTCCCGCCAGACTTCCCACGGAACAAAGAAAAAGTCATTCCCGATTCCGGCGCACACGGCGGAGATCGCGCCGTGCTTGTGGTGATGTTCCAGCGCGTCCCGCTGTTCCTGCGTCAGAACGTCCCATTTCAGGCGGTCCGTGGTGGTGTACTTTGCTTCAAAGACGATTGACCGTCCGCCCGCAAGCGTCCCCTGAAAGTCCGGCTGTGCGCGGGCCGTGAACCGCCCTTTGAAAATCCCGTCGCGGCTCTTCTCCAGCACGCGGAATGGTTCAGGCGTTTTGTCCGCCGTCGCCCGCCCGTGGGACGCATACAACGCGCACGCGGCTTTTATGGCCTGCTCGAAAAAATGCCCCTGCGCGTTGTTGACCTTATTTTGGTAGCGCAAGGCCGCGCGCTGGTGATCTATCTGCATCGTTTATCCCTCCGTTTTCTCCCGCTCCCGTTCGTCATGGTCTGGACAGGGGAACGTCCGGTAGCACTCTTCGCAACATTCCCCCATGTGTACGGCTCCCCGCCGCAATTATCACGGAACAGGCACTTTCGGCAAGCGTCGTCCGCCGTCCTGCCGTCGCAATATTCTTTGATAACGGCAACTGCGGCGTTCAATGCCTGCGCCTGTTCTATCAGGTTGTCCCGCTCCATTCGTGCAACCTCCGTTCTTTGTGACGCTCCAAGTATTCGCCCCAGCTTTCTTTCAGGTATGACCGCCCGTAAATGAACCGCTGTGCGAATTCCTTTTGAAGCGCGTTTGGTATGATTCCTTTTCTCTCGTTCCGCTCCGGCTGGGCGTATATGCTGATACCCTTTAGGCGTTTCAGCCGTTCCACCCGGTAGGCCGCGTTTTCCACGTCCTCCGTGACAAGCAGGTAAATAAACAGGTTATACGGCTTCTTCCCGTGGTTCCCCAGCAGTTCCGCCGCCCGCTCGATTGCTTCAATCTGCGGTATCTGGTCGCACGAAAACCGAATGAATCGAATCCAAGTCAGCCGCGCCAGTATGCCCGCTATGCGGTCATTGACCAACCGTGCGTCCATGCCTTGATTTAGGTCTATCGCGTACCCGCTCCCGATCATGCTTTCAAGCTGGGAAACCCCGTATTCGGAAGCAAGAATGTTGTTGTCCATCAAAACAAGTTTGTTCGTGTCAGGGCGCACAACCTGTTTCCATTCCCTGTACGGCTTTATTCCGCCCTCTTTTTCCGGGACTACGCACCACGGGCAATGATTCGGACAACCGCGGGTCAAATAGCCTATTGCGTAATCACACTTCGGGTAAATGCTGTAATCAGGAAAGGCCGCGTCGATCTCCGGCGGCAACTTCTGGTTTAGCGGTATATCGTCATACCCAGTCCCGCCACGTATTGCGTCCGGCGGCAAGTACAGGTTTTCCGGCGTGAAGTCAAAGACTTTGCTTGAATACACCCGGTCATACTGGCACATAGGGGACCACCATTCGACGGAATCCCCGCGGGCTTTGTGGTAGGCCGAAATCTTCATCAAGGCATAGTTCGGAAAGGTCTTGTGCCTCATGTACTCCTGTTCCGCGTCGTGAAGTCCTATCCGCATAGCACACCCCGCTTCACAACTCCACAATTCCGCCGATATTGTCCACGTCGGCCCGCGTGACGCTCCGGCGCTTCAATATTCCGGCGATCACGTCCCCGTAACGCTCCCAGCGTGCGGACACAAGGGCGAAATACCGCAATTCCGGGTTTGCCCGCGCCCGGTTCTGCAAGCATTGCATAACGTGGTCGTCAATCTCCATTTTCAGGGGATAGACGGCGATCTTTCCCGTTTCCTTGTCCACTTCCCGGCAAACCACCATTAGGCGCATTCTCTGTAATGGCTTTTCCGGCTCCGCCGCCGGGCGCGGGTCCCGCTCCTTATGCGCGCAATCGCAAGGTTCGCCCGCGTCCAAATGCGCCCCGCAATTCGGGCATTCCCGGTAAGGCGTTCCCATGTTGACCGCTCCTTTCTATTCTTTCTTGCGCAATTTCAGATAAATTGACCAGCCCGTGAAGTCGTTGTATTCATACTGAACCCCGTAATCTTCGTCGGTTGGTGTCCATCCGGGGTATTTCTTTTCCCAAAACTCCCGACCCGTACGCTCCCGCGCCCATTTCTCGATCTGTCGTCGGTTGTACTTCCCGTCGTTTGTCCTGCTGTATGGCCGTTCGAGGTTGTGCGAGGAAGTCCACCGCTTCTTCCCGCCGCTCTGCTTCACAAGGTAGGCACAAAGGGCCGCTATGCCGTTTTCATCGGCTTGTAGGCGGTCAGCGTTGCAAAAGCCGATTCGATCACCTTTCTTCTGGCCCTTGCGCTTCCGCTTCCTCCACAGCTCTTCCACCGTGTCGCGGTCCAACCCGCCGTTCATAACGATATGGTGATGAATACGAACGGGGGTGTCGCTGTTTCGTTTGGTGGTGTATGACGTGATCAGCAGGTATTTCAGCGGCGGCAATCCCTCTTTCTCCCTGCGGTATGAAATCCGGCGGAGGTAATTTGTCGCCTCCCGCTCCGCGTCCTCCACCGTGGCCGGAAGATATTTCGGGCTGTATGTAGCCGATACATGAAGCGCGTCCGGGTCGTCCCCGAAATTCAGGTTTCCAAGCTGGATAAAATACCGCCGGGCGTTTATGTCGTTCAGGTTCTTTTGCTTTGGCTCCGATTCTCGCACTTTCTTCGAGCGGGTCCGCCTTGTGGCTCTGTACTGTGCGTCTGTGTACTGGAATATGTCAACTTCCCGGTAACTCTTTCCGCAATAGATTTTCTTTTCTCTGATAAATGTTCGCACTTTGCTTCACCCTCTTTCTGTGGATGATGAAGCGGGCGTGTCCTGTCTTTCCGGTCTGCTCCCCGTCAGGGCACAAAGGGGGAAGAGGGTTCCTATCCTGCGCCCCCTCCCTCTTCCCCCTTTGCAATCCCCCTTTACCCTCGGCGGCGCAAAAAGAGAATGTGAAGAGGGAAGAGGACGTGGAGCGGGACCGCTGAACCCGTGCTTTCTTCCTGTCTGCGTAACAAGGCTTCGTCGGAATGATAATACCCATTACAAGCCCGCTACGCCGCATAAAAACGGCGTTGTTTCTTGACTTTTCCGCCGCTTTTTGCTATACTTTCGTTAGGTTGATAGATGATATATTTTCATCGGCGGAATCCGCTTCGCGTTGCTTTGCAGAACAACGCGGGGCGGTTTTTCTTATGTACTTTTTGCGGCGGCGGGGAGGGGGTCAACCCTCCACCGCCTTTTTGCCTGCTTCTTCCTGCGCGATCTCTTCCGCGGCCAGTTTCGACTGAAACAGGGCTGTAACGGCTCCGGCCAGCGCAGGCCCCCACGCCGCCACGGGGTAATCGTTCAGTGTGGACAAGATTGCTTCCGTGGCTTTAAGTCTCATTTCTTCGCTCAATGCGGCCCGCTCCACTTCGTCGCCTGCTTCTCCGGGGATAGATACCAAGATTACAGATTT